CCTAGTGCGCCAGCTATGTGAGGCGCAAGGTGGTTGACTACATGAAAATCAGCCGCGAATGTGGCATCTGGGAGACGGTTGCTGAATGTGAGGGCTGTAATGGCTCTGGAAGCCGCGACCAAGACTATCATGTTATAGACCACGATTTCGGCGGCTATATCGGCACCCGGTTTGCTGATTGCTCAGACTGCGAGGGCAATGGCTGGCGGCACCTGACAGAAGCAGAAGAGGAGCAGCTACATGCTTTGCCCTGCCTGCAATAACCGCACAATCGTGAAAGACAGCCGCCCTTATAAGAAGTCCATAAGGCGCAGGCGTTTTTGTGAACGCTGTGAAACATCATTTAGCACTGTTGAGCAATTAGCCCGGCTATCCCGTGGCAAGACCATTACCAAGAAAGCAGCGCCTGCTAAAGCGCCGCAGAAAACCCCGCCTAAGAAGTCAGACCAAGATTTAATCTGGGATGACCTAACTGATGACGAGCTAGAGATTGCGATATTCGAGGGCAGGGTGTCGCTCGATGACTGAGAAAACAAGACATAAGGATGATTGGTATCCCACGCCGCCAGACGCTACAGAAGCGCTTTTATCTGTCGAGCAGTTTGATAGCACGATTTGGGAGCCTGCCTGCGGTGACGGGGCTATTACAACTGTTTTACAGCAACTTGGATATGCTGTGCATAGCTCTGACTTAAATGATTATGGCTTTGGTCATACAGGTGTTGATTTCTTGATGGAGCAGAAGGCTAGCGCTGCAACCATCATAACCAACCCGCCTTATAAATTAGCAAATGAATTTGTGCTGAAGGCTGTTGAGCTAGGCATTGAGAAACATGCTTGGCTGCTACGGTTGCCCTTTTTAGAAGGGCAGGCACGGTATGAAAAGATTTTTAGCAAATATCCGCCAGCCAGAGTGCATGTGTTTAGCAAGCGCCTGACTATCTGGCGAGGTGATCAGGATCAGGCTTGGTACGGCACAACAGGCAAAACAGCCTATGCTTGGTTTGTTTGGGACAGAGACTACACCGGGCCGACAACGGTGGACTGGCTATGACAGAGCAGCAAGCCATGCAGATAGCCCAGCAAGAATATGCCCGGCTGATAGCTGATGGCATGGGCATCTTTCGCATTGCAGAGGCGTGGGACATTGAGCGCCAATATACAGGCTCTGTGAGGGCTCTCAGCCTTGACCTTGTATGGATAGACACGCCAGAGCCACTAAAGCAGAGGGGCTATCTAAGTGAGCCTTATTTGCTTGCAGAGATGGCAAAGCAGATAATGGAGATGGGCGTTGAGAAAGAAGAGCAGCAACCCGTGGGTCGGGGTGAGTCAGGGCTCGGACAGGTGTGCTATCTGCAACAAGTTACACCGTCATAGGGAGTTCAGCTGGGTCATTCTGGGGGATGGCACGTTTATTTGCGACGAGCCAGCGAAGTGTATTAAAATAAATAAAGGGAGGAATGGACACAATGAAATTCACAGAAGAAATAGAGGCGGCCTTGCGGATTAAAGATAAAAGCAAGCAGTTTAATCAGCTTTGGAGCATCAGACAGAGATTAGCCGCCGCTGGGCAGATGTTATCGCTTGGCGACGTGGACGACTGGCAAAAAGAGTTACTTATGCTTGACCAAGCACTTGTAAGCGAACACGCCATGCCTTTTTACTTGGCTAGAGGCAACCCAAAGCAAGGCTATGCAGAGAGATTCAAGGGCTTTGAGCACGAGGTTCACGTTACTTGCAATAAGTCTGGCGTGTCGTCTGCGGTAACTAATGCTCAGTTAGGTGCGTTTTGCGTGTTCGTTCAGAACATGATCAACGACATTCACTGGGCTGATTATTATGACGGTAATTTAGATGCCATCGAAAAAGCTTGGTCAAATGCAATAGCAAAGACGAATTTGGCGTGAGTTTGCGGCGCGAAATGCAACACGATCTATGTAGAGTTATCTTAGCACAGATATCTTTACAAAGACGAAGCGAGCGAATGATTATTTATCTATATAAAAGATTTAAAATCTTAGCTTTCAATCTTTGTTAAGATAGACAACGGAGTTGATTTTAATGATGCCCGAAAATCCGTCAAGCCCTAAAATAGAAAATTATATGGTTCAGCAACTTATTAGCAAAACAGCTAAGAGCATGAACTTCAATTATCGCTCTAAAGTTGCAAAAAGAAAGGTCAATAATTGGGCCATCAGACAGGATAAAGTGTGGGCGCGGTTACGCAAGGAATACTCTGTAGACCGTTTCAAGCAGGCCAGACGAGCTTATTGGCAGGGCAACCAGTTTCAACAGCGTTATTTTATAGAACAAATGGAGAAGGCTTTTGATGGACGTTAATCAGATTCATAGCTTATTTTTAGAAGCTGCTGAGACAGACAGGCGTTTGCCGCCAGCCACGCGCAAGGCAAAGCTAGCCTCATGGCCTGATTATCCGCTTGATTGGCACGGCTATGGCTGGACACAGCAGGGTGAGACAATCATCAGGCCTGATGCAAAGCAGATAAGCGACTATGATGAGGCGTTGCGGCTTACAGTTATTATGCCAGAAGAAGACAGAAAGCTAGTCTGGGCTGTAGCTCACGGGGCGGCGTTTAAGGCCAGAGGAGCGCCGTGGACGCGCCTTGCCCGGATGTTGGGGCTAGGAAGTGACGGAAAGGCCGTAAAGCGCAGGTATCGAGATGCGCTTATACGGTTGCATTATAGGCTTTAAGGCTTTCTGGACTTAACAGCACGATCCATTTTTTTTTGCGATTTGATATAAGATTCAGGTCTGTGGATTATGTAAGCTAACTCATCGTCTTCTGTGTAAACTTCCACACTTGATTTAGCATAAAACGCCATGTGACAAGCCAACGTCATTTTTTTTAAATCGTAAGCCGCCGCTGCATTAAACTCATCAGGACTTAAATTTATTCTGATATTATCCTGCATAATCGTCTCCCTTGTTGAATAACTCTATACCATGAATGTAGTATATGTGACATAAGGTGTCAACTATATACGCATAGTATTATAAAAAAGATGCACCTTATATCATTAGAGGGGTTGCGAAGTGCGCGAAATCGGTTATCATTTTCTTACAATAACACAAGATGTGGTTGCGCTACAGTAACAGGCGGCAACCAAAAGCAACCACCGGGAAATCTATGAGAAAGTTTCAGCCAGCCCAAGTCGATTGGGATGAGATAAGATTGCGCGTGCAAGAAGGCGAGGGCTTTTCTAGCGTAGCCAAAGACTACGAGGTTAGCAGGCAAGCGATACAGAAGCGCTGCAAGAAAGAAGAGTGGGTATCAGATAAGCCTCTCACGCTTGCAGTAAAGAAGGCTCTGCGTAAGCGCAACCAAGTATCGCAACCAGATGCAACCATGCAACCAGCGCAACCAGTTGCAGTGGTGCAACCGCAACCAAGAAGAGATCACAGTGATTTAGCCGCAGCAAAGTCTAGCAGCTCAGTGCTTGTCAGAGATGACAAGAAGGACGCAGTGCTTGCTCTGCTTAAAGATGGCGTGCCGAAGATACATGCAGCGCAGGCGGTTGGAGTGCATGAGAACACTCTAGCGCGATGGCTACAGGAAGACAGTGAGTTCGGTGTCGAGGTACGCTCAGCAGAGAGCGAGGCTGTGGCTCTCAGGGTGCAGCGCATTGGAAAAGCTGGAGAAAAAGACTGGCGAGCCGATAGCTGGTACCTAGAGCGCACTCAGAAGGCCACGTTTGGCGCAGAGGCTGGCAAAGGTAGCGGTGTAGCAGTGCAGATAAACATTATGCGCGGTGACGATGCAGAGGTCATAGACGTAACGCCAGCAGGATAAGTTGTAGTGGTTTTGTAGTGATTACGTAATTCTCTACGCACTATTCTATATGTATCAATGAGTTACGGGACTTAAGTTACCGCCCTCGAAAGGCGGTAAAGGATTTTGACCCGCCCCCGGTCATGCCCCCAGGCCCGGCTGTCGGCGGCGGCGAAGGCGATATACGAACACGCCCGTCTCTGCAAAATATTGGAGTTTCAGGTTGCACGCAGGACCGCGCATCATTGACCTTGCGCCTTTTGATGGCAGCAACAGGCGTGAGTTCTTGGATGGTATTGGCGCGTCTATGCTATCCAGAGACAAGCGTTTCTGTACGCAACAGAACATTGATGAGATAGTTTCGATGTGCGGTGAGATGCGCTTGCAGAGCGTCTGGATTAACCATTTGAACCGTTTTAAGCATCTTGGCTTTACTTGTGAGCATTACTGCTTGATGCGTGCTGTTGGCTGGGTCTGGCGTGCGAGCAACATAGCTGAGTATAGGAAGATGCAGAAATACCGTCCTTCTTGGGATGATTGGTCGCCGCCACTGGTTGTTCCTGAACCATCTTTTAAGAATAGCGATACTGCTTTGCGTTTTATGGAGCAGCATTTCGGCAAAGCTGTTTGACAGCGCCTTTAATTACAATATCGGAGTTTCAGGTTGCAGGTACGCTATGCCCTCGCTGAAGACCCTGTGCCTGATGGTTGGGCTTGTGTGCCGCTTACTGGCTGGCATGGCTCGCAGGGGCGCGTGTTGCATGTCAGGCGTGCGCTAGAGGATTATTTTGATGGCAGAACGTCCACAGGGATTTGCACGGCGCATGATGGCGCAGCAGCTAGCGAGTGATGCTAGGGCTGATCCGTTTAGTGATAGCCGTTTTTTTAGTGGAAAGATTAGGCCGTCCTTAGCTGATATGGAAAACCCTACGCGGTTTGAAGATATTAAGATGCCTGCTTATCAGGCTGGTGCAACTGGCTCGTTATTTCTGCCCGGTGCTGGCATAGCTGATTATTTCGGCAAGGCACCTGACCCAGCTAATCCGGGGCAGTTATTGCCCGGCTTTAGCGATAATGTGCAGCAGGGTAATTATATTGATGCTGTTATGCAGACTGGCGGCGCTGCTGGTGATGTAGCTATGGCGGCTGGGGCGTTGTTTCCGCCTGCATTTCCTGCGGCTGCTGCGCTTGGTACGTTATTGAAGGGGCCACGGGCTGCTAGGCTTGCGTTATCGCCTGAAATAACACGCGCCATTTCGCGCAATACAGACAGAAATGCAAAGAAGGTTGCAAAGGATTTGCGGCAAGAGGGTTTGCTTGATGTCAATGATAGGGATCAAAGCGAAGCCTTTTATGCAGAATTTGAACGCATAAGAGGTCTTCAAGGTGAGCGCAAGGCGGCAAAGCCTGACCGCATTGATGATTTAGAGCGAAACAAAAACGTCAGAACATCAAAAGCAACGGTGTTAAAGGCGCAAAAGCCTATAAAAGAATCGCCTATGTTTGATGCTTGGACAAAGCCAAATCGTGAGCGTGTGTTAAATTCTACATATGACAGCCAGACCATAGACGCAGAGGCAAGGCTAGCAACCGTTGAAGCGATTGCAAGAGAAGCTAAAAAACGCGGTTTAGAGGTGTATTATACGTCTAAGGGCCAAAAGGGGCGGGCTGGCAGCAGATATATTGAACTACCTGACGGCGGCAAGGTGCGTATTTCTGACCATGAACTGCCTGACACGGCGCAACGGCAGTACACCAGAAGCCAAGGTATAGGCAATTTTGCTGATGAGATTATTGTTGATGACTGGAAAACCAGTTCTGTTGACGATTACTTGCAGCGCATTTTGGGTGAAGAGTAGCGGCTGGAGCAGTGCTTGCTCGACTTACTAAGGTTAATTAGCAGGCCCAGTGTAGCGCCTGACGGCACTCTGGTGAAAGAATTTATCAGACTTATCTAACCCCAGCCACAACCAAAGATAACAGAAACAATTTATTTGTAAATGGCCCAGAAAACCATAAAGCTGGATTACCAGCCACAGCCCAAGCAGGCGCTCTTGCACAAATGCAAGGCCAAGCAGATATTATTCGGCGGTGCAGCAGGCGGTGGCAAGTCTCATTCTGGTAGATGGGACGTTATTGGCTTTTGTTTGGAAAATCCGGGCTTACAGGCGTTTATCTTTCGCCGTTCATTGCCAGAGCTTGATAGCAACCACATTCAGCCGCTGAAGAAAGAAATGCCTTCAGAGCTTGGCAACTTTAATGAGACGCGCAAACGCTATGAATTTTTCAATGGCAGTTCTATTCAGTTTCAGTATCTGGAGAGGGACAGCGACTGCGACCGTATTCAAGGAACGGAAATACACATAGCGCTAGTAGATGAGGCCGGTCAGATGACCCCTTATCAGCTTGGCTATATTAAATCTCGTATGAGGCTTGGTAATTTCCAGCCGAAACAAGAAGGATTTCTGCCACGTTTGGTGATGACAGCTAACCCCGGCGGTCAGAGCCATAACTTCTTAAAGGCGCTTTATATCGACCCGGCCCCGGCTGAGAGTTATTTTTACGACCATACGATGCGCGACCCGAACAATGCCGCTGATAAGGGCTGGCTAAGTATGTATATCCCTGCAAAAATGCAGGATAACAAATACATCGACCCATCATACGCCTCTAGCTTTAGTGCATTGCCTGAAGAATTAGGCCGTGCATTGCGTGAAGGCGATTGGGATTTAGTTGTTGGCAGCTTCTTTGGCGATGTCTGGAAGCGTGATTTGCACGTTATTAGGCCGTTTGAGATACCGCGCAACTGGACTAAATTTAGGTCTTTTGATTGGGGCAGCGCATCGCCTTTCTCCGTGGGCTGGTGGGCTGTTTCCCAAGACCATGACGAATACCCGGATGGCGCGTTAATACGCTACCGCGAGTGGTATGGCTCGTCAGGCAGGCCAAATGTGGGCTTGCGGATGACAGCAGAAGAAGTTGGCGCAGGCATTAGGGCTAGAGAGCGCAGCGAGCGCATAGATTTTAGCGTAGGCGACCCAAGCATTTGGAAATTTGATGGCGGCCCGTCTATTGGTGAGCGTTTAAGCAAAATGGGCGTGAAGTTTCGCCGGGCAGATAATTCTAGGGTGTCAGGCTGGGATCAGGTTAGGCAAAGGCTAATAGGTGATGATGGTATCCCAATGCTTTATGTATTTACGGAATGTGTGGATACGATCCGCACGCTCCCTGTCCTTACTCATGATAAACATCGAGTTGAGGACATTGATACCACGCAAGAGGATCATGCAGCGGATGAAATCCGTTATGCGGCAATGGCTAGGCCATATCAGCGCCGCGCCCCAGAAATTGATGAAGACCCTTGGCGGCCTCCTACGATTGACGAAATGATGTCCGGCCTAGATAACGCAACCAAGCCTTCGGGCTGGAGACTTTAAATGGTAGATTCCTACACATTTGACCGCGAGCCTTCTAAGAAGGGCGACCGTGCGGCTTATTGGAATTATGAAGTTACAAAAGCGCGTAAATTTGAGGAAAGCTGGCGCAATCGCTGCCATGACATTGTTGCAAGATATAGAGATGACAGCCCTGACAGGGTAATGCGTGAAACGCGCATGAACATCTTTTATAGCAATGTTGATACGCTAAAAGCCTCTTTATACTTCAAAACGCCTAAACCTCGCGTATCCAGACGTTTCAAAGACAGTGACCCGGTAGGTCGGCAGCTTGCAACCGTCATTGAGCGCGGATTGCAGTATCAGCTAGACGTATATAACTTT